CAGGAGTTCCGATATCTCTGTTAGTTTTTGTTGTAAAATGGTGTCTTCTTTTATCTCTTTGAGCTTGTGGGCATCCTTTAAAAGCCCTTTTAACCTTCCTAACTCTTCATTGAGATAAAATTTAAATTCAGCACCATTATCTTGAAATGATGTGATAAACTTAGAAAGCAATTCTTTTTGCTCTGTCACAAGCTCTCCATAAGAATCATTGAAACGATCAATAAACTTTTTTACCACTAATCCTGAAACTTTTGGTTTAGAGGTATGTGCATCCAATCTTTCTGAGAGTTTATTAATTAATTTAGTTTCTAATAATATTTTGGCCTTTGGGCTTAAGTCATCATCAAATATTTGCGCAATCGTGGCTAAATTTTTATAGTTGGGAACAAAATTATTGAAGCATGCCTTGGATAAGCTTTTGTTGATAGAAGATATAATTTTACTTTGTTCTTTAAAAAGCCTTTGTTGATCAATTGATCGATGTTGTTTCATTGTTTCATAAACAAGCTTTTCAGCTATTCGTTCATTTAAGTTTTTAGTTTCCAGAAGCGCTTTATAAAGTTCCAATTCTTTTCTTAATTCTGTGTCTTTTTTAAAATATTTTTTAAGAATGTTAATCGCTACATTACGCTTTGTTTTCTCTTTGTTAATGGTTTGCTTGACTACTTCTCTGATTAAAGTTTCATAAATAAAGGCCGTATTTCTCTTTTTATTGTGTTTTGCCATTAAATTTGCTCCAAATCCTTAAATAAATCTTTTACTTCTTTTTTTACTTCAAATATTTCTTTTTCTTCTTTTTCATAATTAGTCTTTTTATTCTCAAATATACCTTTGCCAAGACCAAGCAATTCTTTTGCGCCTGCAGGCAAGTTCATGCGCACTTGGCGCGGTGGCATTCTTGCCATCTCGTGTGAACCCAATGCCGTCATTTGTCTTTTTCGTGCGCCCGCCGGTCTATCATCATGTTTTTTTGGTGTATACTTTTTACCTTTTGATTTAACAGTTGTAGTCTTTCCTGTCTTTTTGTCTTTATATACAATTGGTTTGTCATCTCTCTTAGCTGCGGCGCCTGCTTCCGGAGCGGCTAAAAGGGCCGGTAGTTCTTCAGCTTCTGGAGTAGCTTCTTCTGGAGGTACCTCTGCGCCAAGTTCTTCGCCTCCTAATTCTACGCCCAAATCTTCTCCGCCGCCAAGACCTTCATCACCAAATTCCGCACCGCCAAAGGCTCCTCCGCCTGCGGCTTCTGTTTCGGCCAAAGTATCCAGTTGAACTGCGAGCTTTCTATCATAAAAAATCTCACGTTGATTCCGTAAGAATTCTTCATCCGAAAGATCAAAGAGGTGTTCTGCAACCCATCGTTTGGAAAAATATCCTTCCGTAGCCGTTGTGGCTACAGAAAACTTAGTATTCCATATTTCAAGTTCTTGAAGCTCGGCAATTTTCGATGGATTATTTAAACGAATCTTAAATTTAATCAAATCTTCGCCTCTAAATCCCAATGTGAATAAGTGCGCAATTCCAATCTTTTCTAGTTCTGAAACAATAGAGCGCTGCAAACGTTGAACGGTGCGTGCAAAACGAATATCTTTTTGAGCTAGTGCGCCTTTATCTTCTTCGCCGCCTTCGCCACGAATCAAATATGTTTGAGGAATTTTAATGGCAGCAAAGAGTTTATCCCGCAAATATTTAACATCGTCAATGCCTCCATTATATGTACCGCCAGCAAGGTTTTCAATTTTTGTTTGGACACCTCCACGAACTGGAATGAAATAATCCTCTTCAACAGACATAGGATTGTATCGCAAGTCTACGCGTCCAGTATCTTTATCGACAATTTGATTTCTTTTCATTGAAGTAATAAAACGCTGCATAAAGTTTTCAACATCCGCTGGAGGAATATTGCCAACATCAACATAAAATACGCGTCGGTCAGGCGCTCGAACAATACGATATGCCATCATAGCATCTTCTAATAAAACTAGTTGGCGCCAAATTCGTCTGGATGAATCCAAAACAGAAGTTCCATATGGAGCAAACTTATCATTACCAAGAATTCTAAAATGGGCAATTTGCCAATTCTCAAAGGTGACGCCAGCGCTATTCCACTGATATTGAATATAATTAGGATTATCTTTGTCTTGTCCTTCGAGTTTTTCTATATCTCGAGAAGGAAGGCCTATAACATTTTTGATGCCCATGTGCGCATCGATATCCAAATAAAGATAAAAGTCTCCATATTTGCACATTGTTCGGGCCCAACCATAAAGATTGAATTCGATATTTAATACCTTATAATATAGAGTTTCTAAAATCTGTTTAATTTCTTCATCGGGACATTGAATACGAATCATTTTATTATAAGCATTGAAAGTGGTTATTTCATCAGCATATATATCTAAAGCTGATGCTAGTTCTGGCATAAATTCCATTTGTTCAAAATCTGAATAACGGGCTAACCGACTTTGAGTATCCATATTATAAGATGAGAAATTATCTAATGGGTTATAGCCGGTTCTCTCAAATTTTTGGCCCGAAACATCTGTAAATTCTCTAGCATATTTATCCAGTTTTCGGCGTCGTAGTTGTCTAGTATTCTGAGAACGATAGTTAATAATTGGGCCTGAAAAAAGCCGAGTTAATCTCTTAAAAAGAGGAGAGTCGGGATTTCGTGTTTTATTCTTTGGCATTTTTTATCCTTTTATAATCCATAAAAAATCTTCCATCTTCTTTTGCTCATCAAAAAGTCTCTCTTGCATACTTTGCTTGAGCATACCGGGAACTGTTGTATCCAGATGAGTATTAGATATCGTTATAGAATCTAAAAATACTTTTTTATATTCGATATCCTTTTGATTTTCAATTATTGCAGTATCTCTTACCCAGCAACCAATCGCCATTGCCATTATTAAATCGTCATTATAACCACGTTGAGCTTCAGGACGCCCATTTTTCCAAATAAAAGTATCTAATTCGTTTGCTAAACGTTTAGAATAAATAGTTAATACTTTATTTCTTATGAATTCTTCAAATTTAGCAACAATTAAAGGTCGTGTTTTTGATGATGTGGTGAAACCAGGAATAACACTTGAATTTCCTTCTGCTTGATATTGTTCCACATATTCATGTGTACTTTTTCTAGAATGATAAATATTTGTATATCCTAATTCTCTTAACTTTTCTAAAACATGGAAGCCAACAGAGTTATTTTCAACTACTATCATTGCTATATTATATTGTGTTCCTGTTGTGTGTATAATTTGTGAAAATATATCTGGTGTTGGCTTTCCTTTATATTCACATACTACTTCCATTGTTTCTAATTTAATAACATGAAAAGCGCTCGAATCTTTGCCATCTCCGCGAGCAACATCAGCGGATAACAAATAACTATTTTCTTCTTTAGCCTCTTCCCATATCCATATATTTCTATCAAATCCAACTCGATATGTGGGTTCTTTTATTGTTGCTTTGATTCTTATGATGTCATTAGAGTGAATCACTGTTTCACCTGAAGTATTGAAATTACACTCATATTCTTGCGCAATCTGACGCTGGCTCATATTTTTTGTTTCTACATCAAACCAATCTTGGTCTCTATCCGGATGGGTATCCCATAATAGTTTTGTTGGTTTGAACTCATTTTCGCCGCTCTCTGCGCTAACATATGTCTCATGAAACCAATCTCCAACGCCGTTTGGTGTAGAGATTGCGATACAGCGGCCACCGGTTGAGATTGTAGGATAAAGACCCGTCCACAAGTAATCTAGATTCTCAATGTGTGCAGCCTCATCAATCACTAAAAGAGACAGCGATTCAGAACGACCGGCATCGCCAGAAGTAGATGAGGCTTTAACTTGACTACCATTGCTAAGTTCAATGCTATTCTTATTATCTATTGTTAGTTCTGCAATTTTAAGCCATTCCGGTAAGTTCTTTAAAATTGTTTTAACTTTTTTTACAAGATTAGCTGCTGTAGACAATTTTGTTGCAACAATTAATACGTTTTTATCGCGATGAAAAAGACAAAGCCATGTAACGTAAGCTGCTGTAATTGTTGAGATTCCTAGCTGGCGTGCTTTCAAAACCACTATAAAACGATGTAATGATAAATCTTCTACTAAAGTGCTTTGAAAGTCATATGTTTTAAATGGAATTAGACCTTTTCCCGGATGAGGAATTTTACAATATGTATTAATAAAATAAACTGGTTTCTTGCCACATTTTATAACTTCTTTGATTATCTTTTCTTTGGTAAGTTTGTAGGCCATTAATCATTTTTTCTAGTTACATTTTTTGGTTTCTTATCTGTCTCTAGTTCTAAAAATTTACGAAAACTATCTGATACTCTATCCTTTGAAGGTTCGCGAGCGGGAACTACATTGTCCATTCCTCCGATAGTATAAACTTTGTGGCACTCTACCCATGTGCGAATTTTAGACATATTTTGAACCAACATATTTACAGGTTCATCTGACGATAATGAAAGTGTTTCCTTTGTAATCTTTTTATATTCTTTTTTAAGAAACTTTACAATATCAGCAAACATGCGTTCCATTTCATCTTCAATTTTTGTATTATGAAAATCTTTCATAAGAATTTCAGATTGATACGTAATGATACACTTTGGACCACCAATACGTACTTTAAAACCATCAATTACACGACTATCGGTAATAGGGTTGCCTTCTTCACGCTTTAAGCCGCATGCTCGTGCTTCTCCATCAGCATTGTAATCAGCTACATGTGAACCATCATATGCATTTGCTGCCGCCTGATTAAGCCCTTTTATAATATCATATACACTTGCCATTTAAATTTGCTCCTTGTTTGGTCTCCAACCATTTGACCATCTTTCTTCGCGATCATCGACCCATTGAATAAAACATAAATAACAACATTCATACTTATTCATATACAGATCATCTCTCATACTAAAAGAATAAGTCTCACAAACTGGGCAAACCCTTTTAGATTCTTTACTAATTAGATTTTTAGGAACTAAAAAACCATCTTTCTCTGTTTTCTCTGAGTTTTCTATTACTTTACGTTGCTTAGAATAGAATTGTTCTAACTGTTCAAGGTATTTTTTTTCTTTGTCATCGGTCCAAAGTGACTTTGGATTTATAATTGTATCACTACCAAACTTTTTGGCAATTGCCTTTTCGATATATGCTATTTTATCTAGATTTTTGTCCATTTTGTGCTTTAAAGTTCGATGATAATATTATACCATAACTTAATTAGACTTTAAAAAAAAAGAAGGGGGCGATATTCGCTTTATTGCCTTAATTTATTCCAACCTTATCAACAGCATAAACAACAGCGATAGTTAGAACAATGCCAGCTACGATACCTCCAGTTGCCCATAAAGTAGAATAGTTATTTGTTCCAGAAACAAGTTTACTTAATCGTTCTATTTCTTTATCTTTTGTAGAGGTGATTGAATTGTATTGATTTTTTAATGACTCTAGGCTGGCCTCTGAGTTCTGGAGGAGAGCGCTATATTTTGCTTGTTCTTTTTCAATATTAAAACTAATACGTAATTTACATTCATCAAATGAGTAATTTCGTTCTGCGAATATCTGTGCTGCTGCTGTTGAATTAAGAAGAACTCCAGCATAATATAGCGCTCTCCTCCAGAACTCAGAGGCCAGCCTAGAGTCATTAAAAAATCAATACAATTCAATCACCTCTACAAAAGATAAAGAAATAGAACGATTAAGTAAACTTGTTTCTGGAA